CAGTGGACTCAGGATAGAATCTACCTAGAGCGCGACTCTGGCGAGAAAGACCCTACCGTACAGGCTATTGGTATGGGTCAGCAGATTTACGGTACTCGTGCCGACCTCATCATCCTAGATGACGTTATCACAACTACTAACGCCCACGAGTGGGAAAAGCAACTTAACTGGCTACAGAAGATGGTTATTACCCGTGTGGGTGCTACCGGTACCCTAGTTATTGCAGGTACCCGTGTCTCCTCTGTAGACCTCTACAAAGAGATTCGTAACCCAGATAACTGGTCTGGCGATAAGTCCCCATTCACCTACCTGGCTATGCCAGCGGTTCTGGAGTATGCCGAGAAGCCAGAAGACTGGGTAACGCTATGGCCCCACTCGGACCGCGTATGGGATGGGGCAGACCCAGAGTACGACGCAGAACTTTTAGTGCAGGATGAAAATGGATACTACCCAAAGTGGGATGGCAAGCGGCTCTTCCATCGCCGTAGTGAAGTTAACCCTTCTACTTGGGCTCTTGTATACCAGCAGCAAGATGTTGAAGAAGATGCAATCTTCCCCCTCATCTCCGTTAATGCGTGTGTCAACCGCATGCGCAAGCCTGGTACTATCAAGCCCGGTACTCCAGGACATCCACGAGATGGACAATGGGTAACTATCCTAGGATTTGACCCAGCCATGGTGGGTAACTCTGCTATGGTAGCCTACGCCGTAGAACGGCAAACAGGCCAGCGTATGGTTCTAGATGTGTTTAACATGACAGAACCTACACCAGCAAAGATTCGTAACCTCATTGAAGAATGGGTTACCAAGTATAACCCGATGGAACTGCGTATTGAAATTAACGCATTCCAAAAAGCCTTCGCGTTGGATGAAGACCTCCGTATGTGGCTTGCCAATCGGGGTGTCCGATTCAGTGAGCAATTCACTGGTAAGAACAAGTGGGACACAAACTTTGGTGTTGCTGGTATGTCAGGACTATTTGGTTCTATCCGTGAGGGTAAGCACCAAAATGATAACCTAATTGAATTACCAGATAATACGAATGAACACATCAAGGCCCTGGTTAACCAGTTAATTACTTGGAAGCCAGACACCAAGAACAAGACCGACTGTGTTATGGCTCTTTGGTTCTGCGAACTTCGCGCCAAAGAACTTGTACAGCAATCAGGTAACAAGATTTACCATACATACAACAGGTACGCAACACGCCGTAATGATGCACAGCGAGTAGTCTTTGACTTAGACGAACTTGCTGCAGAACAATCATTACTCTACATTTAAGGCTATCATGCTAAGTATTGAACAAATCACAGGTAAGGTACTGTCCCTTCAGGACCGGTACTCTGCACGTGACCAGCGCATGCGAGACATCACTATGGTTCGCCGTGGTAACATGGAGGCAGTCTACCCAGACATGTTCCCTGAAGGTATCTCTAAGCCAATGATTGCCAACTTCTGTGATGTTGTGGCACGAGACCTAGCAGAAGTGCTGGCACCACTGCCATCATTTAACTGCTCAACAGTTAATAGCACTAGCGATTCCGCTAAGAAGGCTTCAGATAAGCGAAGCATGATTGCTAATAACTATGTTCAGAATTCTGGGTTACAAACCCAGATGTACACTGGAGCGGACTGGGCATTTACTTATGCCTACATGCCCATTGTTGTAGAGCCTGACTTTGAGGCTCGTATGCCACGCATTCGCATAGAAAACCCTATGGGTGCTTACCCAGAGTATGACCGCTATGGAAAATGTGTATCATACACTAAGCGTTACTTGAAGACTATTCGGGAACTCATTGTTGATTTTCCAGAGTACGAATCACGTATCCTAGGTAAACTTGGCTTTAAAGACCAAGACCTAAACACCGAACTAGATGTCATGCACTATCAGGATAAAGACCAAATCGTCATGTTCCTGCCTCAGCGTGACTCACTGGTGTTGCGTAAAGCAAAGAATCCTTTAGGCAAACTTGCTGTTGTCGTGCCTCGTCGCCCAGGTATTGATGTTGACGACCCACGTGGACAGTTTGATGATGTGCTATGGGTGCAGATTGCACGAGCACGCTTTTCTCTTTTGGCAATGGAAGCAGCCGAAAAATCAGTTCAGGCTCCTATTGTCGTTCCCCAAGATTTACAAGAATTTGCATTTGGTCCTGATGCTATTCTTCGCACAAACAATCCTGCAGGCGTACGCCGTGTAGGTCTAGAACTACCTACTGGTGCATTTACCGAACAGCAAATCCTGGAAACAGAAATGCGTATGGGTTCACGCTACCCTGAAGGTCGCTCAGGAAACATGGATGCTAGTGTTATTACTGGCTCTGGTGTACAAGCCCTTATGGGTGGTTTTGATTCCCAAATCAAGGCTATGCAAATGATTATCGGTGAAGCACTTGAAGAAGTTATTGCTCTTTGCTTTGAGATGGATGAGAAGTTATTCCCAGGCGAAAAGAAGCAGCGTGGAACTTTTAATGGTGCACCGTATGAATTTAAGTATGATTCAGCAAAAGACATTGCTGGTGACTACACCATTCAAGTACGTTATGGTCTTATGGCTGGACTTGACCCATCACGTGCACTTATCTTCTCACTACAGGCTTTGCAAGCCAATCTAGTATCCCGTGATTTTATCATGCGAGAGTTACCATGGAGCATGAATGTTTCAGGTGAACAAGAGCGCATTGATATAGAGCGAATGCGTGATTCATTATCAGCATCGCTAGCGTCTTTAGCACAAGCAATCCCACAGATGGCTATGCAAGGACAGGACCCATCAGGTATTGTGGAACAAATTGCAAAGGTTATTGACCTTCGCCGTAAAGGTAATGCAATTGAAGAAGCGGTTGTCAAGGTATTTGAAAAACCAAAACCAGAGCCAACTCCTGAACAACCACAAACACCGGCACAGATGACACCAGAAGAACTGGTTATGCAATCTATGGGTCAGGCTGCTGCCCCAGCAGAAGAACCAACTCCTCCGACCGAGGAAGAAGTTTCGCCTGCAGGTCCTGCTGGGGGGCAACCACCTATGGACTTGGCTGGAATCTTGTCACAACTTGGTGGATAGCCATGACAACAATTCTTGCCGTACAATACGATAATGGTTTCGTATTTGCAGCAGATAGTCAAATCACTGCAAATGAACGCCCCTACATGCACAGTGATGTTAAAAAAATTACCGAAGATGGTGATTACGTAATTGCTGGTGCAGGAAACGCGAGACTTTGTGATGTTGTCCAATATGGATGGAAACTACCTAGATACGATGGAACTGACGGATACCGTTTCATGGTTGGCAAGGTTGTGCCAGAGATAAAGAAAGCCCATGATTCTACTGGGACTACTTTAGAAAAAGAAGATGGGTTTTCATTTCTTATTGGTTTAGAAAATAAGATTTACTACATTGCTGAAGATTACTCGGTACTACGTACCGATACAGGAATCTATGCAATGGGTACTGGTGGAGAACTTGCACTAGGTGCATATCACGCTGGTGCTACAATTAGACAAGCAATGCGAACTGCTATTAAGTTTGATGTCAATAGCGGTGGTAAAATACAGATTGTGAAACGAGGAAAGCAAAATGGCTAAGCAACAAGGTGGATACCGTAGACCAGCCAATCCTGCTCCAGTTTCAGGACCTGGTAGATTATCACGTCGTACGGATGGTGGACCATCTAGCAAGTCAGCAGTTCAGGGTGTCCGTGAGATGTCCGGTGGTGGCAAGTACGGCGAACGTAAGGCACTAGAAGAAGCACAGGGTGGTGCTCCTATGCAGGGTAACCCAGTGCAGGCACAAGCCCCAGTTCCAGCAACAACGGCTACGTCACCTACTCCTTCTGCAGCAGGATTGTTTGACCCATCGCAGCGACCTAACGAACCAGTTACTTCTGGTTTACCTGTAGGTCCAGGAAGAACTCCTGCTCCACAAATGGCTGGCAACTATGACATGATTGTAAAATACATGCCAGCCCTAGAACTTATGGCATCACAAGATGATGCACCTGAACCATTCAAAGCATTAGTAAACTACGTAAAGGTTACGGCAGAACAAGCATGAACTTCCAAGAAAACGTAGCAGCATTTGTAAACGTTTTTGGTGTGGAAAATTCTGATGTAGCATTCCCATTCGGATTAGTTGATTGGGAGTCATCAGACGACCGCAACAAATTTATTTCACAAATATTAGAACTTAACAACAACGAGAAGATTGGCGACCTCTAATGGCTGACAACAAAAACATTCTCGATTCCATATTGCAGGCTCCTGGCAGTCTAGCAAATCGTGCTCTTGAAGGCGTAGCAAATACTGCTCGTGACGAAGAAGGCAAGACTGGCGATATATCTAGAAGTATATTAAACGCTGTTTCCTCTGAAAAAACAATGAGCAATCTAGAAAAACTTGATGCTCCTTACCGAGTTGGCGTTGCACGCCCAATATCAACTTTTTTGCAAACCGTTAAAGACCTTGGTCAAGATGGTCTTAGTACACGCGAAACTTGGAACCGAGCATGGGAACGCTCCAAGAACGGTGTTACAATTGGTCAGGCTTCAGTTGGTTTAGTTGCACGATATACACCTGGTCAACAGGGCGCAGATAGAATTAACTGGTCTGACAAGATGCAGGTTGAAGGTTACTTCAAAAAAGACAACACTGCTGCTGAGCGCATTTCTGGTGCAATTGACGGCACCATGAACTTTTTCTTTGACCCACTTGTTATGATTGGTAAGGCTGCTAAACTTACACGTCTTGGTGTGATGGGTGTCCGTGGAACTGAAATTAAGGGTCCATTAAAGTTTGGTCGCACAAACCTTGACAAGTTGGTTAAGGAAGCAGACGAGGCAAAAGCAGGAAAAGAAAATGCTGTCTCTGTTGTTGCTAATGCAATTGAAAAAAACATTAATGACTTTACTGGATTAGAATCAATTCCAGTTATTGCTAACTCACAGAATCCTACCGCTGTTGCTCGCGCAATGAACGAGGCTTATGCTACTGGTGGTAGAGAAGAAATTTTTGAAGTACTAAAAGCAGGTCTTGGTGACAACAAAGCGATTTCTAGAATTGAAGAACAAGATTCTATCTTAAGTGAATCTCTTAACACAATTAGAGGTAAGATTACTTCTATTGATAATCAACTTAAAACACCATCTGGCAGCAGTCGAACTCAGAACAATCCAAAACTTACTAAAAAGCAATTAGAGAATCTAGAAGCAAATAAAGAAAAGTTAGTTGCTGAAGCCGAAGAGTCAAGAAAAAGACTTGATGCATTGCGCACTGTCGTCTCAAAGGGAGACGAAGGTGGCATTGTAGGTAAAGTTGGTTCTGAACTTGCATGGAGTCGCAGTAAAAAGATTGAGTACTTGCGAAACAAGGCTGGTGAAATTAACGGTCATGGTTGGTTTACTGACTATGATGCTGCAGTTGATTCTGTTGGTGCTAAGGCAATGCACAAGTTTGACCCAGAAGCAATGTCTGGCACTAAGTTCCGCGCACTTCGCACAGTTGGTTACTTTGGTCGCAACTACAAGCCACGTGAAATACCAGCAGGTTCTGTAACTATTGCTGGTGAAATCGGAGACTTTGCTAACAAGGAGTTTCGTGCTCGTCTAACCTCTGCTGCTCCAGAAGCAGGCTTTAGTGCACAGCAACAGATTAAATATTACAATGACTTCTCTGCGTTAAAAACAGATACTTCACGTTTTGCCTACCTTGAAAAGTTTGAAGAAGAAACGTTAACTGCAATTCTACGTCGTTCAGTTGATACAACTGACATGACAGAAGAGCAAATTAAAGTTCTTAACGAAACATTCATGTACATTGCAAGGGACATTGGTAACAGCAAGAAAGCAAAACTAAAAGAAATTATCAATGACCAGCAATATGTAAATGTTGATTCACGCAGTGGAGAAGCATACATCGTAAAAGATATTAGAGATGCTGTTACTCGTCTTTCTGAACGAATTGCACAACTTGCTGGTAGAGAAGTTGTACCCGCAGACGTTACTGCTGCAAAAAATATACTTTCTGGAACACCTCAGTTTAGTTCACAGGTTCCAAACATCCACTACGGTGTAGATTTTAAGAAGATAGCAGAAATACTTGGAGATGAAAAGACTCTAGTATCTACTGTTGCTTCGGTAATTAAGGATAAGCCAGGCATCAAGTCGTCTGAGATTAAAGATGTCATCGACAGAGCACGAGTTATCGCAAGTTCTGAGGGTACTGGAATAGTTCAGGGTACCAGAGAAACTGCTGGTGAAATTTGGCACGAAAAGATTAAGTATGGTTATGAAGGTATCCAGAATTACATCTGGAAACCAGCAGTTTTGCTTTCACTTCGCTACACTTCACGTAACGTACTTGAAGGATGGGCACGTACGCTAGCAAGTTTTGCTGACATGACAACTCACCAAGGACTTTCCCTTAAAACTTTAATATCTGGCTTTGATGTTCCAGATATTGTTGAGTCAAAACTTCAAAACGTGTACAATACAACTTCACAAAGAGTAAAGTACAAGGGATTGTTTGGCACCGGTGGTGCAAAGGCTCAATTAGCAAGTGCACGTGCTCAGAAATTAGAGAACGAACTTACAATTGGTAGAAACTTTGGTGCTCTTGCAGAAGATACACCACAAAACATTGTAAGAAAAATTAGAGATAGATACACAGAAGAAGCAGAGTACTTTATGAACACTGCTCAAGATGTTCTGTCCTCATCTATTGAATTATCACGTCAACAATTTACTGCTATTGGCAGGTATCGAGGAAGTGCAGAAGTAACAAGCAAGGCACGTGCGATATCTAAATTAGGGCAAAGCATTTTTGATGTTCCTGAATCAGATGGTATCTCTAGTGCATTCCTTGCGTTAATGCGTGACGGTGATTACGCAGGAGCCTACAGAATCGCAATCAATAGCGACCCTGAAATTATTTTTAACTCACTTGAAGCAATAACTACCAGAGCCGATGAAGCATTAGTTAAAATAGGCAAACTTGCACCACAAAGTTTAATCAATCGTAGTCCTAGACTTAAGTTGCAGATAGAAGCAATTCAAGAAACAATTCAGTTTATTAAGCAAAATGCAGATGTAACAAAAATGGCATTTGATGCTGCTGAAAGACAAACCATTATGAAGAGTTACAACAATGCTCTTAAAGTTTCATCTGCTAAGCCTGAAAAGGTTCGTGCATTCTCCACTGGTCGTGTAAAGATTGCTAAGAATGCAACAATAGATGCTGCAATGGCAAAGACTATGCGCTACGAAACAGTTAGTGCTGCCAAGAGTACATCTATTGCGGTCCTTAACTCTCGTAGAGATGCTTTAACAAAGTTAAGTTCTACTGGTAAGAAGCAAACAGTTGCAAATCCTGAAGATGCAATCTGGACAGCAGCACATTCAGATTATGTAAATAACATTATTTACAATGATGATGCTAGCAGAAAGATTATTGAACTATCTGTAACTCAACGTGATTCAAAGAATGCTTACGTACAGGCTAGCCTAAAAAGAGAAGTTGCTAGACTAAAAAGAGAAAAGAAGTCTGATAAGGATATTGTAGAGTTCAAAAAGAGTTACCTAGCAGGCAACTACAATGATGATGAAATTATGTCAATGCTAATTGACTGGGTAAAAACATCAGACTCGCTTGCTTGGCGCAATGAAATGCGTTTAACTCTTGCTGAATACCAGAAGCAAGGTTCCAAGGGAATGCAATGGTCAGATATCTTTGAAACAAACTTTGCAGAAACCCACAAGTATCTTCCACTAGAAGGACCTTCAAAGGAAGACTTAAGTTCCTTGCGGAAGGCTCTTGTTGACGATAAGTTTGACGATACAACTTCTGCGCAGATACCGTTTGGATACAGAGACCCAGTATACGTTAACGCTGAGGTATCTCCAGATAGAAGCCTTAAGAACATGTACAAGAATGCAGTTGGAAACTTATTCCATCTTCTTGCTACGATGCCAGAAGACTTTGCAGTACGTCATCCGTTCTACAATGCTGTTTACAAAGCAGAAGGAGAGCGTTTAGCAAATCAATTTGCCAAGCAAGGTGTTGATGTTAGTACGCGCACAAAAGAAATTCAGAATGCTGCACACGCAGCAGCGTTAAAGGCAGTCAATGACCGCTTGTACACGGTTGAGCGTCATACAAACATTGGCCATTTAAGCAGATTCATTGAACCATTCTACATGGCTAAGCAGAATACTGTTAGATTCTGGGTACCAACAATGGTACGTAATCCTGAAATTGCAGTTCGCTTTGTGCAGTTCTTTACGCTTCCATACAAGTTTGGAACCGTCTACGATAGAGAAGATAACTACAAGGTAGTAAATCAAATCGGTCATCCTTGGAATGCCAAGGGCAAGGTAATGCTATTTGAGTACCCACAGTGGATGGTAGATAAGTTCTTTGCTGGAGACTCCAGTGCTAGGGCTCAAATCTCCCTAACTGGTTTTGATGTTGTGTTCCAGGGTCAACCAATTGGTATGCCACAAATAAGTAGCCCAGTTGCAAATATGTTTGTTGGACCAATTATGCGTAACATGATTGGAAAACCATACGACCCATCAAAGTTCTTAGAGAAGAATGGTATCGCAGACCTAGAAACCATAATGAACTATGTACAGCCTTACTACGAGGCAACTCGTGGTGAGAGCACAGCACAGCAAGTTGCTGGTGCATTTGGTTCAGGTTCTGTTGCGTTGGAATCACTACTAATTGCAGTTGGTGGTCAGGCTGGTATGTTCGCAGATACTACTGGAGGACAAAAGTTCTACAATAGATTCCGGGCAATTGAAGCAGACAAACTTGCAAAACTTCTAGAAGAAGATGTTCCAATTACTGGTGCAATTCTTGAACAGAATCGTGAAGAAGCACTTGCATTGGCAACTAAGTCATTCTATGCTGAAGCATTTACCAACGGTTTGCCACTTGTAACTACTACTAGGTACAAGACTTACTATGAAGTATATGGTGAGCCTAGACTTCGTGAGTTGCGCGCTAGATTTGGATACGATTTAGGTACAGCAAGATACGTAGAAGAGATTGACAAGTCTCAGGGACAGTACATTGCAAACCTAATAACTGACAGTGTTGTTGACAATAGGTTTGGATTTAACTCTTCTCAGGAAACCCTAAGCGGAATCTACCCTAACCAAGAGTTGTTGAATCGTGCAGACTCAGTGACTGGTGACACCAGTTTAATTGGTGCTTTATTTAACCAGGGTGACTTCACTCAGGACCGTTCAGATTTAGCCTCAGACATTCTGTTTAATATCAGAATTAATGGCAAGCCGATAAAGTACAGTTCCGATGATGGCATTACTGCTGCTGAAGATTTACAGATACGTGCAGGTAACAAAGATTACTATGCTGGTATTGAAATCATTGAGCAGAAGGCTAGAGATGCTGGACTCAAGAAGGGCACCAAGGCATACGAAGAAGAATTCGGAGCCTGGAAAGATAACTGGGAACTAGTAATCTCGGAAAGATACCCTATCTGGGGAGCCCGTGACAAGAAGATTCGCCAGAACCGTGTAGAAAAGAACATTGCTGCCGCTAGTCTAATTGTGTTTGATGATAACTTCTCAAATACAGTTGGTGCTAACTCACCAATTTCACAAGCAGTCAAAGAATATCTTATTGCACGTCAAGAATTGCTTATCATGTTTGAACAAGCAAAGCAAGAAAGCGGAAGAACAACATTAGAGGCTGCTGATAATGCTTACATTGCAGAGATGAGAGACAATGTTGTTTCAATTCTAGAAACTAAATATCCTGGATTCCAAAGAGTGCATGATATCTACTTTAACAATGACCCATTAACACCAATAACACAATATCAAACTGGATATGGATTTAACTAATGACTGTAGGACCAACAGAGAATCGTAGGGAGTGGGAAAGTTCCACACCTGAACGTAACGCAGAACTTGTTGCTGCAGCAAACCAGAACATTGCAATTCTACAGTCTCTTGGTGCTGGTGAAATAAGTGACGTTGAAGCAGCCGGACTATTAAGTTCTTTTGAACCAAAGCCAGTCGAAAAAACTGGTTCTGGTTCTAGTAGCAGGTCCAGAACAAGTCCTACAACGTACAACAAGAAGGCTGCAGATGCCTTGCTTGAGGCTGAACTACTTGATGCACTGAACATAGTTCCAGATGCAAATATGAAAGCAGAATTCTTCAAGGGACTAAATGCAT